ATAACTTCTACGCCTTCACAGCCCCTTCTTAAAGGGCGAGTCGCTAGGCGGACAGGTTGCCGAGCTTGCAGAACGGATAAATCAACCTTTGCTCGAATGGCAAAAGCTGATCCTTGATGACATGTGTAAAATTGATAAAAATCGGTTATTCATCCGCAAGACCAGCCTATTGCTCATAGCTAGGCAGTCAGGAAAGAGCCATCTAGCGCGTATGCGTTGTTTAGCAGGGCTATTTATGTTCGGTGAAAAGGACATCCTGATTATGTCCTCTAATAGAGCTATGGCGATGAAGTCTTTTAACATCATGGCAGACATCATCGAGCGTAATGACTGGATGAGAGCGCAGCTGAAGGATGGAGATCCTAAGAAGGGTATCCGTAGGACTAACGGCGATGAGCGCATCATCCTTGCTAATGGAGCGCAGTTAGAAGTAGCTGCTGCAACATCCGACGGCGCAAGAGGCAGAACCGCAGATTTCCTTTGGATTGATGAGCTTCGCGAGGTATCTGAGGCGGCTATGGACGCTGCTAAAAGCGTAACGCTTGCACGCTTGAACAGCCAGAGACTTTTTACATCCAATGCTGGAGACCATTTCAGCACAGTGCTTAATTCACTACACGAGTCCTGTAAGAATTACCCGCCTAAGAGTTTAGGTTATTACGAGTATTCAGCACCTGACTTCTGTGACATCTGGGATCGCAAGGCTTGGGCTATGGCTAACCCTTCGCTTGGTTATCTCATCACTGAAGCTGCTATTGAGGAAACGATTGCTTCATCCACACCAGATGCAGCACGCACCGAGACACTTTGTCAATGGATCTCGGCTCTTAATTGTCCGTTCAGCACTGAGGTTCTGGAAAACAGTTCAGACTCAGAGCTTGAAATGACAGTGGGTGCTTATACAATCTTTGGCTTCGATGTAAGTCCGAGTCGGAGAAATGGCTCGCTCACAGCTGGTCAATTGTTGCCAGACGGCAGGATTGGCATTGGCATCTTAGAGACTTTCAGTTCACAGGTAGCCATTGATGAGTTAAAGATGGCTGCTGCAATCAAAGCATGGGTTGATCTCTACAAGCCTAGAATTGTCTGCTATGACAAGTATGCTACTCAGACTATTGCAGATCGCTTGGCTAATTCTGGCGTAGTTGTTGAGGATGTCTCAGGTCAGCAATTCTACAAAGCCTGTGGAGACTTGCTTGAAGGTATGACTAACTTGCGAGTAGTTCACAATGGGCAGAAAGAGCTTATTGAGCAGTTCCAGAATACAGCGGCTAAAACTAATGACAGCGCGTGGCGCATCATCAAGCGCAAATCTTCTGGTGACATCTCAGCACCTATTGGTTTAGCGATGGTAGTTTCTAAGTTGATGATCCCTCAGCCTAAGCCACAGATTTATGGTTAGACACGCCCGCGGCGTGTTGTCTAATTACTTGACAAATGCTACACTTTATGACTATGGGTCTATTCCGCAAAACTGAAGCAATCTCTAATGACGATAAGCGTTCATCGCTTTTAGCGCAATACGCCCCTAGCATTATGGGTGAAAACTTAAACACCCTTTATAACTACATACTGCCGCGAGTCAATCGGAACGAAGCTATGTCAGTTCCATCTGTTGCTCGTTGCCGCAATTTAATCTCTGGCGTTATCGGTGGACTGCCACTTAACTTGTATCGCAAGTCCACAGGTGAAGAGCTTGGCAATCCAGTATGGGTAGATCAGCCAGCACTTAATCAACCACGCTCTGTCACAATGGCATGGACTGTAGATAGTTTAATGATGTACGGCGTGGCGTATTGGCAAGTAACTGAGTTGTATGCTGAAGATGGTCGCCCATCTCGCTTTCAATGGATACCTAATACAAAGGTTACATTCACAACTGATCTTTATGGCATGACAGTAACACAATACTTTGTAGATGCTGTTGCAGTTCCAATGTCAGGACTTGGATCACTTGTAACATTCCAAGCATTTGATGAAGGTATTCTAGAGCGCGGTTCAGAGACAATCAGAGCTGCAATTGATCTTCGCAAGGCAGCAGTATTAGCAGCATCGACTCCAATGCCATCTGGCGTGCTTCGCAACAACGGCGCAGACCTTGATCCAAAAGAAATTGCAGGATTGCTTGCTGCATGGAAGAACGCTCGCCAAAATCGCAGCACAGCTTATTTAACATCGACATTGGAATACCAACCAACATCATTCTCACCTAAAGACATGATGTATGACGAAGCGCAGCAGTTCCTAGCAACTGAGATTGCTCGTCTATGCAACATCCCTGCTTACATGGTATCGGCAGAAGCCAACAACTCTATGACTTATGCAAATGTATTAGATGAGCGCAAGCAATTTTATTCTCTCAGCCTTGCGCCTTATGTCTGCGCGATTGAAGATCGCTTGTCAATGGATGACATCACAGCTCGCGGCAACGCGGTGAAGTTTGATCTTGACGCATCATTCTTAGCAACTGAACCAATGGAACGCTTGTTAGTAATTGAAAAGATGTTATCTCTAGGCTTGATCACAGTTGAGCAAGCGATGGAGATGGAAGATTTAACACCAAACGGAAGCGAAGGAATAGCCTAATGGAAAATCAGGTCATCACCTTCTCGTCTGGACTTATTGCCAATGTTGAGGAAAGACTAATCTCAGGCAAAATCGTTCCAGCAGGAACAGGCGAAGTGGGAAACACTTCAGCAGGCAAGGTTGTATTCGAGAAGGGCGCAATAGCACTTCCAGAAGATCCAAAGACTGTCAAGCTACTTAATCAGCATGACACACGCCAGCCATTAGGCAAGGCAACACAATTTACAGAGCAAGAAGATGGCATCTATGCATCGTTCAAGGTATCACGATCTAATCGCGGTACAGAGGCTCTTATCCTTGCTGAAGAAGGATTGCAGTCGGGTCTTTCAGTAGGCGTTGAAGTTATCAAGTCAAAGCAGAAGGGGAATGTGATGTTCGTATCCGCTGCCCGATTGTTCGAGGTTTCATTGGTAACAGAGCCAGCATTTAAGTCTGCTCAGGTTATCGATGTAGCGGCTGAGGAAACTCCAGAGGTCGTAGAAGAAGAAATCACACCAACAGAAAGCGAGACAGCTGTGGAGAATACTCCAGAGACAGTTGCAGCACCAGCAGTAGAAGCAGCAGCGGTTGAAGCTGCTCGCCCAACTGTAGTGACAGCAACTACATTCGTGCGCGAGCGCGTAGCACCTATCACAGGTGCACAGTACCTAGAAGCAAACATCAAGGCAGCACTTGGTGATGATGAGGCTCGTCGTATTGTTCGCGCAGCAGATGATTCAACATCAACAAATACAGGTTTGACACTTGCACCACACCTAAACACTTTCATCACAGACACCTTCACAGGTCGCCCAGCATTTGAGGCAGTAACACGCGCAGCACTAACAGAGTCAGGCATGAGCTTTACAGTTCCACGCTTGTACACAAACGCTTCTTCAGCTGACACTGCACCAACAGTTGCAGACACAAACGAAGGTTCAGCACCATCTGAGACAGGCATGACATCTGCTTACGACACAGTAACAGTTGAAAAGTTCTCAGGACTACAGCGCGTATCATTCGAGCTTGTAGATCGTTCATCTCCAGCATTCATGGAGCTAATGATGACAGAGCTTCGCAAGGCATACGAGAAGGCTACAGATGCTGCTCTTATTGCTAAGTTCATCTCTGCTGGAACAGTTGCAACATCAGTTGCAACAACAGCAGCAGGACTACAGTCATTCATCGCAGTAGAAGGTGCGGCAGCATACAAGGGTACTGGCGGAGATTTCGCTAACAAGCTTGTTGCTTCAACAGACCAGTGGGCAGCTATCGCAGGATACGCAGACACAACAGGTCGCGCACTTTACTCAGCACAGGGTCCAACATACAACGCATCAGGTACAGCAGTTGCTACATCTGTTCGCGGTGGAGTATTGGGAACAGACCTAATCGTCGATCACAACATCTCAGCTTCAGGCATCGTAGATGACTCAGCCTTCTTGGTTGCACCTACATCTGTCTACGCATGGGAATCACCAACAACTCAGCTTCGTGTCAATGTATTGACATCTGGCGAGATCGAAATCAACCTTTACGGATACCTAGCACTCTATGTTGCTAAGTCTGGCAAGGGTGTTCGTCGCTTCGCAGTAGCGTAATTACTCGCAACTAAGTCGCTGGGGGTGGGTCGCAGCCCTTGACCCATCCCCAGTCTTTAGGAAGGAATAGGAATGTCATTAACAACAGTTGCTGAACTTCGCAGTACGTTGGGCGTTGGCACTTTATATCCTGATGCAACTTTGCAGGAAGTTTGTGATGCTACAGATGCAGTCCTTCTTCCAATGCTTTGGAATAACTACACATTTAATGTAGGGCATAGCAACACAGCCACAACAGGCACACTTTATTTTGACACATTAGTCGAAGATGTTTTTTATGTAGGACAAACAGTTGTCGTATCAGGCAACGGATCAAAGCATAACGGCAGCAAGACTCTTACAGGCGTTGGCGATTACAACATTACTTACACCATTACAGGCAACAACAACACACCAGCTCCCTATCACCCAGTAAATCCTTTGGGTCAGGTTGCAGCAGATACTTATGTTGATTACACACTTGATGCAGCAGTCCAAGAAGCTGCCCTTATGATTTCAGTAGACATCTGGCAGGCTCGTCAGGTATCTAACTCAGGCGGCGTATCGCCGGACTTTACTCCAAGCCCATATCGCATGGGTAACACATTGTTGGCTCGCGTTCGTGGCTTATTAGCTCACGCGATTAGCCCTAACTCGATGGTCGGATAATGTCAGTTGCTCTTACAACTCTTAGAACCACGATTGCATCTGCTTTAGTAGATAACTCATTGTGGCAGACCTTTGCTTTTCCACCAGCAACAGTTTTGGCTAACTCAGTTATTGTCAGTCCTTCTGATCCATATTTAGAGCCTAATAACAACCAGCACAACACGATTGCACCAACAGCGAACTTCAAGATAATTATTACTGTGCCGCTGTTCGATAATGAAGGCAATCTCAATGGAATTGAAACAGCCTTAGTTGGCGTGTTCAATAAACTCGCAGCATCCTCATTAACATATAATGTGGGTGCAGTAAGCCAGCCAAGCGTTCTTAACGCAGCATCTGGCGACCTGCTTACCTGTGAGATGTCCTTATCCGTTCTAACCACCTGGAGTTAATATGTCCGAATGGGAACTAGAGAATGAAGCCTTCCTGAAGAAAATCGGGCAGGTAGCACCAGCAGCACCAAAGCCAGCATCTACTAAGAAAGACGAGGAATAATCCTAATGGCTGTATTTCTAAACAATCAGGTCGGCGTTAAGATTAACTCCGTTGATCTTTCAGACCATGTAACAGCAGTAACAATCAATCGTTCATTTGATGAACTCGAAGTAACAGCAATGGGCGATAGCTCACACAAGTTCGTAAAGGGCTTGGAAGCATCAACAGTTACAATCGACTTCCTCAATGACACAGCATCAGCAAACGTTCTAGCAACACTTCAAGCTGCATGGGGAACAACTGTTACAGCAGTATTCCTACAGACAAAGGGAACAGCAGTATCTGCTACTAACCCTCTATACACAGTTTCATTGTTAGTCAATAACACAACAGACATCAACGGTGCTGTTGGCGATATTGGTACACAATCAATCACATTTACTGCTAACTCAACAGTTGCAG